CATATCCCCAAGAACCAGTTGAGCAACATCAAAATTGCCAGCGTTCCTGATCGGCTGCAAACCCTGCGACCCCATAGCTTTAGGAATGATGGTTCCCGGCACAAGGTTAATTGTGTCGGTGTTAATGATACCATCATCATCCATTTGATAGATGCCAGAGATAGCCATCTGAGCATTCTCTAGCACAAGCTCGATAGTTAGGTTGGTAGTTTTAATTGCAGACAATGCATTGATTAGCGGCCCACGCCCATAGATTTCACCGCTAGCTTTTGACCAACGGAAACAAACATAAGGGTTTGCACCAGTACCTTTGAACTGATCAACAACAATAGTCTCTTGTTCTGGTACATTGATTACATAAAAATCAAAGCGATCTTCGTTTCGCTTCTCATAGTTACGGCAAACAATCTCAACGATCTGTACTTTGCCATCTGGGTTGCTAGCTATTGCTTTGGCGGTTCGTTCCTGAAATACCGCTTTTGGATACGCCACAGGCAAATCCGAATACTTGAGAGAGCGTTGTCTATATACATGGTCAATTTTATCATCCGGGCCTGTATCAAGATATACACTCGGTAATGGAATCGCATTGAAACGAACCGGGTTAACTGCATCACCTTCTTCCACAAGAAGGATGCCTGTGCCAACAGCCAAGTCCATAAACGATTCATGAACTTCTTGCCCAAAGTTAGAGTTCTGGATAATTTCAAATACATAATCTGTTACCTGATCTAAGCTATTATTTACATCATCTGCTTCTTGTTCCGGCACTTCGCTGCCAGCAAGGAGATCAGCCCAACGTGCAAAGTTAGGAACAAGTCCAGATTGAAGTCTTGATGCAAACTCTTGTGTGCCTACAACGGCAGTCTCATCAAAGATTTTATCGTCCCGGCGTTGACCGGGGCTTTCATAAAAGAAGCTCTGCCGCATTGGAAGAGCGTATTCATAACACTCTTCAAACAATGATTCAAAAAGTACACGGTTCTGCTTAGACTTTTCGAACCGTTCCAGCATACGCCGTGCAACTGTATCCATTATATTGTCTCATCAAAATAGCCAACACCACCAGCTTCGCCTGTAATCAAAGAACGCTGACCACTACCACCACGCTTACGTCTGCGCAACTGATCCTGCAATCTCTTTTGACGCTCTTCTGATTGCTGCTCTTCTTGCTCTGCCATCATACGTTTACGTTCTTCACGCGCAGCTTTTGCTTCTTCAGATTCGCCCGGAGCTTGTGGCTTTGAAATACCAAGTAAGCCGCGAGTAAGTTTAACAACTGGCTTAAAAACGGATGAGGTACACATACTAATCTCCTTTATGCCGTAATAACCCTATGCATGTTTGCAGTGCAACGCACAATATAATATTCCAATATTCTTGTCCCTAGAGATAGGAATAATGGAATATTTACATTCTTGACCACAAGCCCTGTCTTCTTGGCTTTGGCCTACGGCTGAACACATCAAACTCTGTCTTAGCTTGGAATGGCTTAGTGGTTGCAGAAACATTACGCAATATGTTTCTACCCTCACCAGCACCCATCATTAAATACTGCAATGCATCATGTATGTGAGAGAAGTGGTTCTTCTCCGGCTTGTCATCAAACCTTTCACCAGATACTTGCATACGTTTATATTGATAGCCACCCTCAAAACCTTTAATCAAAGTACGGCATCGAGGATCAACAAGAAACCCAGAAGCACCCTCAATCATTCTATTCAATGGCGCATTAACAGATTCAAGACGTAACGACACATCGTTTGATTGTGCTGGCCTTGCATTCAAGCCGCAGCCGCGCAGTATCTGAAATGGTGTCGATTCATCAGTTTGTGCGCGGAAGTCGCCAGCCGGATCACCTATAATGTTTATTTCGCAATCGCCATAACGTGAAGCAATCTCTTGCCGCATCACTTCGCTAAATCTAACAATGCCCATATCAAAAGCTACAATCTCTTGTAGGATTAGCCAGCGTCCACGAACCTTCTGTCCTATTACAGCAGCAGGAGTAAGGCCAAAGTCAACACCAATATATACAGGCACACCCGATGCCACAGGGATTTCTTCCTTGGCGACATGGGTATCAGTAACAAACATGGGATAAACGGGTTTGCCATCTTTGATAGTGCCTAACTGGTTCATTACATAGACATCAATCCAACTCTTCGTCTTCCCCCTGACGATATTTGGATAGTAGTCTTTCCTCATATTGTTTGTGTTTTCTGCATTCTCGTTTGGGATATAATCGGTGACGTTTCCTTCCTGATCTTTGACTTCCGTCATGCCAGCTGGTTGAGTATAGAACTCCCAGTTGTCTGGCTTTACCAACATTTTTGCTTCGTCTTTTGGTATGTGATCTGGTATCGGCACTTCGCCCGACATTATCGGCCACCAATGATCCTCCTCTGGAGCGTTAGTATCTGCAATTACACCTGTCCATGTGCAGCCGCCATCCTTCATAGATGGGAAACGACCAACACGCATAGTACAGGCATCGATGATAGACTTGGGTATTTCCCTAGCCTCGTTGATCCATATACCTGTAAGTTCTAACGACAACAACTTTTTAACATCTTCCGGCCTATCTAATGCCAAGAAGATAACTTCAAGATCGATGTCAGCCCTTTTAATATGGTGTGTGTATGGCACAGACCAAAGAAACTTTCCCCACTCTTCTTCTGGAAACCAGTCAAGCCATGTCTTAATGGTTGTAGTTTTAAGCTGTGGGTTAGTATTACGGATAATGGCCCAGCGGCTGTGACGCTTTCCATCTTCTGCTTTTTGCTGTTGAAGTGCGCGGCGAAAGATTTCAACGCAACAGCATACAGATTTACCAGAACCTACTGGCCCTCTAAGGCCACGAAAGAATACATCAGACTTCATAAAGTCTTTCAGTATCTGACCATCTGGCTTGTATTTAAAGTTGGTCAACCTTGTTGTCCTTGCCAAACTTAATCATACGTTCAACAACTTCTGGCCCGATAACAGCTATAACCTTGTCAGCCTCACGGTCAGTGCAAAATTCTTTTGGATGGTGAGCAAGGTGTACCTTCTTCACTATTCTGCGGAGAAGGTCGCGTTCTTCCTTTTTTAATGTATGCAAAAAACTCATATTGCTTCCACAATGAAAAAGCCAATAAACATTATTAGCAGTATAATTGCCACAACGCCAGAGCCAATAATAATACTATCTATAAGTTGTTGTTGCTTACGATGTGCTTCAAGCTGTTGCTGCTGACGCTCGACCCTAGCCTTGCGTTGAAACTCAATCCAGTCCTGATACAATCCCGGCCTACCATACAACTGCATATAAGACCTAAGATCAGCTTCTTTCTTTTTTAACTCCTCAAGAGCCATAAACTCTTGGAAGTCATCGCCAAACATAGACGACTTTTTCTTTAATTGCTTTTGACGGAGGGTTTCTTGTGAGTGGACAAACTTACTTATCTCGCTGCCGACAGATGCTAACTCGCGTCCATTCTGGATGGCTGTCTTGATAACAGCAAACGCCGCATTAGCAGCTGCGAGTTCAGCAAGCATTATCTAAACCTTTTAGCTATGCGTCTTGCAGCCTTTGGCTGACTTGAAAACTGTTTGCCCTTCTTTGTGTCTTCACGTTTCTTTTTGCTGCTTGCTGCGTACTGGCTAGCACTCATAGCTTTAATAGCAGCTGAAGGCAGATACCGTTCACCAGTAGCTTTAGAGCCTTGCGTTGATGGCTTGCCCGACTTGGTGCGCCACTTCTGCCTTGTCCATGCTCTTAATGATTTCTGTGGAGGTTTCATGAAGTGTATCCACCACCTTTAGCTTTATATGCTTTAGCCAACATCTGCGCCTTACGAGCAGACCACTGACCCGGCTTGCCGCCTTTGCCGCCAGCCTTTATGCGATTGAACAAAGCCTTGCGCATTCCTGGCTTTGTATAGTTGCCAGCTTCGTTAACTGCCATTCTTCTTAGACTTCATAATCTTTTTCTTCAATGCTTCCGGCAGTGTCTTTTGCCCAGCAGTTAGCATTGACTTCTTTGGTGGGCGGCCTTTCTTTGAGCCATATGTTCCCTTACCCATTGGCATTTTGATTCTCCTTATCGCCAAACATACTGCGATTACCAGCACCACCCCTCAAACGAAGATTCCTTGGTGGGCCTTTTTTCTTTTTCTTTTTATTAGTGGTTGGAGCAGATGAGGTATTGTTAGCATTATTCATACTAGCAGCTTTTTTAAACATACCCATAGCTACGCCTGTCTGTATAGCATCACTCATACACATTACGCTTTCGCCTTCTTTGCTTTGTTACGTTTACTAATTGCCCTAGCTTTTGCTTTTGCATCAGCTTTGGACGATGCACCCCATGCTTTTAAAGATAACAACAAACGTGTGGGTCTACCCTTGCTGTCTCTTTCCGGCCCCTTCATGTTTCCCATCCGTGCTAGGAAGCTGGCGCGGCGCGGGTTGTCTCCTGACTTCACTGGTGCTTTGAGTGTGCCGCCTTTGTAAGATGCGCGACCGGCAGCGTTGAGACCACCTTGAGGGTTCTTTCCGGCTTTTCGTGTCCATGCTGGGGTTTTAAACTTTCTACTCATCAAATATAGAGCCTTCGTCAGCTATCGCCCTTTGAGCGGCATTCATTCTTCCGTATTCATCATTACCGTCCATTGGAAATGGGTCTTTACCTTTTAACTGTAAAACACGAAGGGTAGACAAATCCCTTGTAAGTCTAGGGTCTAAATTATCGTTTGATGACATAAGACCAGCAGCTTCAGCTGGGGTAATGAACATGCTAGTGAAGGTGTCCCACAACTTCTTACGCTTGTTGGTCATCGGCCCTTCAAAAACAAATGTAGATGCTGTCGGCTCAATGTCGTTGTCAAAGTCCATGTCAACAACTTGTGGCTCATTAGGTATGCGTATGCGAATACGCAAAGCATCTTCAGCCGCCTCACCGCCGGGGCCTTCCGGCATAAGAACGCCGCCAATATATCTGGCTAAAGGATATGGACTTCCTGTATTCTTAAACTCTTTAATTGATTCAATGGCAGCATCAATGCCGCCACGCGGTTCAAAATCATATGTGTCAAAGACAACATACTCACCGTTTTCTTTAGTAACACCAAACTGACCAAGCGATGAACGCAACTCATCCCCAACAGTTTCAATATTATAATTTCTTTCAAAGATGGATGTGTCGCCAAATGCATCCATCATCTGTTCGTAATTAATACTAGCAATCTCCCCATCTTGGAGATCGGGATGTATCTTTGTTACAGCAATTCTTAATGCCTCTAATGCCTCACCAGAAACATTATCCTCACTGATACTGCTGTCAAATGGATTCATAAATTCAGGAAGTAAAGAATTAAAGACACCACGCAAGTAAAAGTTCTTATGCGTGGGCAAGTCTTTCATCATGTCATTTAATGTGGGCATCGAACCTTACACCAAAAAATATTTTTCTAGGTGCAATATCGCAGATGCTTTTGAAAGAGTTCAACGCACAAACTTGATGCGGAGCCATAAAGCAAAAAACAACAAGGTTATTAAAGGATGAATTACCACAAACAGCCATACATTAACTTCTTGGTAAGTCATGCCAAGATAGGCAGCACAATCCTTCAACAACTCAACGCACAACCAAAAAATATAATCAATCATGATGTCCTCCGTTGCATATATGCTACAGTGCTTTTTGGAGAATTACAAGAGTGAAGGGCGGGGTCGAGGGGGACATCACCTAGTTTTTGGGGCCACCACCATGCCGAACCGAATTGCCACGCTATATTTCGCCAGCTTCCGTGTAGCCGACGCGATCTAGGATCGCAGGGCTACACACACATATAACCAGTGTGGGTTGCAACACGCGCAGCGCATTGCGCTGCTAGGGTTGCACGTCCACACGCCGCTATGCGCACCACCACGCACTAACTCAGGTCAATGCTTACCGATATGTCGCCAGCGTGGAGGTGCATGTGTCGCTCAGGGGCTTTGAAGCCAGCACGGTCGAGGATGTCTTTGCTAGCTTCCAGCTGCACATACTCACTCTTAGCCCCTTGAGCGAGCTGCACGAGACGCGCAGCGGCAGTCGTAGCATTCAGACCGAGCGTTTCTGCAACTCTCTGCATCATATACGCTTGCACATGAGGCAGCCGCAAAGCCTTACTGGCTGTCACTCTTCCACTCTCACCGCTAGCGTAACCGGCTTCATGCGCGGCGTCCTTAATGCTACAGCCTGTTGCTACGAGGGTATCCACAAGCCGCGCTTGTTTCTCGGTTACAGCTAGCTGATTACTCATCCTTCAACCCTTTGCATAAACCCCCCCCTGTGTCCCCCCCCTTATGCCACATGCAAATACTCGTTGTCAACTCACACTGGGATTTGCTGCAGCTCGGCCTCGCGCTTTGCGCTGCGTTCCAGCGCAGCAAGCCGCAG